TCACGACCGCCGTGACGGTGTGCTTGAGGATCACCCTCGATCACCCATGCCGCCGGACCACCATGAAGCCGCGCTTCTCGGGCTGCTTCGGCCAGGGGTTCATCTCGCGGCCATCCCAGTCCCAGCCCTTACGGCGAGCCAGGGCGGCCTTCGCGCCGGCCTCGACGCCGTAGGCCGGATTGCCGATGTCGTGGAGCACGACGACCGCGTTGTCAGCCATGTGAGGCAGCCATGCACGCAGGTCGGCGGCCACGGCCTCCCTCGTGTGGATCGCGTCATGCCACAACAGCGCCACCGGGGGGCCGTCATAGGTCTTCGCGGCATCCTTGGCGGTCGCCTGCACCGTCGTGACGAACGGACGCACCCCGGTCTCGTCGAGGTGCTTCTCGTAGGCGTCCCGCGTCTCGGAGAGCCGATAGTCGGGGATCGTGCGCGCTGTGGCCTGGTAGTCGGCGGGCAGCTCCTCGCCGTCCTCCCACGGGTCCACGCTCCATACGCGGGCGCCGGGCCCGTTCTGCGCCCCCATCGCCAGCCAGCCGGTCGTGCGGCCCTTGAACGCGCCGAGCTCGACGATCGCCTGGTCCGCGGGCACCTCGGCCGCCAGGTCGCGCAGCGCCCAACAGCAAGGATTCTCGACCAGCCCCACGGCGATCTTCTGGTCTGTGATCGCCTGCACGTTCAGCACCGGTGCCTCCCAGCGGCTCGGGGTCGGGTATCGGGGCCGGATGTAGTCGCCGACCACGCCCGCCCACGTCTCGGGGGAGCACGAGAGGTACGGCATCGGGTTCGCGAGCTTGCCGGCGAACGACGCGGGGGACTTGCACTTCGCGTTGCCGCGGTTCTCGCCGATGTCGCCGGCTCCGGCGATCGGGTACACCTCGCCGACCACGAAGCGGCGGTTCAGCGGGTAGCGGGCCAGGACGTCGCGCAGCTTAGCCGTGTCGAAGACGAGCGGCGAGTGGCACTCGTAGATCAGGGGGTCGGTGCCGAGTTCGACGCCGGTCCATGACGCGGTGTCGATGATCGAGCACTGCCAGCAGTCCCATGCGTGCGAGCCGTTGCGGAGGGCGTCGCGGTGGACCTTCGCCCAGATCGACAGTGGGGCGCCCTTGCGGGAGACCACCCACTCGTCGGTGGGCTCAATCACGAACATGTCGTCGTTGAGCAGGACGAACGTCTCGGCCGCGTCCGGGTGGTTCACGTAGGCGGTCAGCGAGGCTCGCTGGTTGCGGAACTTCTCGGGGTTCGGTGGTAAGGCCAGGTGGCGCCCGCGGAACCAGGCCGGCGGATCGCCCACCACCCAGACCTCACGGAAGGGTGCGCGGAGGTTCGCCTCGAGCGTGCGGAGACTATGCCGCAGATCCTCGCGGTCGCCGGGGCCGCCGACGACGTAGACGAGGTCCGGGGTCACGACGAGAAGGAACTGGAACTCGACGAGCTGATGTCGTACCGCTCCCCGACGAACTGCACCGAGGAGAGCCCGCCGCCGCGTCGCGCGCTACGTAGGGCCAGCTTGTCAGCCGCGCTGAGCCAGACATCCCCACCGGACACGGCCGCGGCGAAGTGGGTAGTGAAGGGCCCGGCCGTCTCCTGGTCGACGAACTCGCCGCCCGATGCCGCGCGGCCGAACGAGCGGGCGACCATCTTCGCCACGACGCCCACGACTGCCGTGGGGGCGGTCGTGAACGTGCGACCGCAGTAGCCGTCGACCACCGCGGAGGCGTCGTCGAGCAGGACATCGACTCGCTGGCTCTCCGCGGTGGTGAGGTTGCGGCCAAGTCGCAGCACGACATCAGAGTCAGTGGCATACGACATGGCCGCTCCCTCTCCGTTCAGGCGTCGATCAGGACGAGCTCGAGCTCGAGCTCGAGCTCGAGGAGCTCGAGCCGGCCGCCGGAGCCACGACGGCCACCGGGGTCTTGTTCGCACCGAGCGAGGTGACGCCGTTGCCGAGGACGTAGGCGTAGCGAGCCTTGAACCGGAGCGCGATCATGTCGCGCTCCGCCAGGTTGATGCTGTTCACCGTCGCCTGGTCGAGGAACTTCACGGTGATGTCCTGACGGACGCCGATCCGCACTCGAGTCTGGTCGACGATGAACGCCAGCGCCGAGTCGAGGTCCCAGGCGCCGTTCCGGTTGAACGTGGTCTCGAACCCCGCGAACGAATCGTCGCGGAAGATCGGCTGGCCCTGCGAGTCACGGACGTTCGCGAGGTCGTAGCGCAGACCGAGCGAGGACACGAAGTCGGACGGCATGTAGCCAGCCTTCGCCACCGCGCCGGCTGCCTGGTTGATCGAACCCCAGATGTCGTTCGCGTTCGCGGCGCCGTTGGTCACCGTGTAGACCTGGCTGGCCGCGGTCGCCGCCGCGAGCAGGTCGGAGGACGTCCACGATGCCGGCTTGTCGGTGCCGAAGAAGACCGCCTGGTCGAGCTTCTTGCCGATCGCGGCACCCGCGAGGGTGGTGATCTCCTCGAGGATGTTCACGGTCGCGTCGTCGATGACGTTCTCGTGGACAGGGATGATGACCGCGATCTCCTCGGCCACGAGGGTCTTGTTCGACCAAGTGACCTCGGCGGTCGGCTTCACGCCTCCGGCGTCGGTGGCGGACTCCGCCACCCAGTCAGCCTCGGGCACGGTAGCCAGGACGGGCATGTTGACCGTCTTGGTCCCCATGTTGACGGTCGGGAACGCCGACAGGGCGGACGATCCAGCCGCGGCTGCGTCGAGCAGCGTCTGTGAGTACTCCTCCTCGATGAGGGTGGAGACCTCGGAACGAGAGATGTCAGCCATGTTGGCTGGCTCCTTTCATGAACCCGCCGAGGTCGTTCCTCGCGGGGGTCTTCTAGCCCGTCCGCAACTGGCGGAGGGCGGCGGCGGCGCGTTCCTTTCCGGTCAGGCCGGAGGTGTCGTCGCCAGATGAGCCGGAGCGCAGCGTCTTCGAGCTCGGGGTGGTTTTCTTCGGTGCGAAGTCGGCGAGGATCTCGTCGGCGTCGGCCTCGAGCTCCTCGCGGGTGCTCCCGACGAGGCGCTTTGCCTGGCCGGCGGTGAGTCCCTTGGCAGCCGCGACATCCGCGCGGAGTGTCGCCTGCTCTGCCTTGGTAGCGCGTTCCTCGGCCTTCTCGGCGCGCTCGCGTTCCTTCTCGAGCTCGCTCTTGTTGGCCTGCTCGGCCTCGTCGAACTTCGAAGCCTTCGCCTTCAGGTCTTCGTAGTCGGCGAACTGGGACTTGACCTTGTTGATCCGGTCACCGATGAGCCTGTTCAGGTCATCCTGAGACGTGATCGGCTTGAACGCGGTCCCGTCGGCCTTGCTTTCGTCGGTCCCGGCCGTCTGGCCGTCAGTGCTCTCCTCAGCCACGAGGGTTCTCCTTGACTCGCCCGGTTGACCGCCCGGCGTCGGCGTAGACCCAGCAGATCGCCGGGTGGTCTAGAGATGCGTCGCGATCCACTCGCGGGCGCGCGCCTGGTCCGCCTTGGACTGACGGACAGACGGCGTGTAGGGCTTCACGGGGCGGGCCTCGCCACCGAAGGCCGGGACCGCCGAGCAGTTGCAGTGGTCGTGACTGGCGAAGTCCGCCCCAGCCTCGGAGTAGACGGAGCCGCGGCCGATGAGCATGGCGCAGAAGTCACACTCACCCGAGCCCACCCGCTGCCAGCCGCTTGCCTTGGGGTCGACGACGCTGGATCCTGCGATCGTGCCCCGCGAGAAGTTCGCGATCCGGCGCTGAGTGCCGCCGAGGATGAGTGATTGGAGGGCGTTGTCGTCGGTGGCCTCCGACGCGGCCCAGCCGATGAGGGCTTGAGCGCCGGAATCCTTGATCTCGACCGGAATCGCCGTGAAGCGACCCGAGACGCCCAGCTTTTCGCGGTGACTGTCGTACCAGTCCGCAGCGAGGGAAGCCGCAGCGGCCCCGTAGGTATCGATGAGCGCCGGCAGGATGTCGCGGAGCGCCGTCTCGACCTCCGCCGCCGTCGTGACCTGCCGCCAGAGGGAATCGAGGTCGTTGCGGGCGAACCCGACGAGTCCGGCTACGCCGTCGCGGAGGTCAAGCCCCTGCACTGGTGGAGCCCTGCTGAGCCTGCGCGGCGGCCTGCAACGTCGCAAGGATCCCGGTGCCTGCGCCACGGCGAAGGGCCGCGCGGGCGGAGTCGACGCGCTGCTGTCCCCAGCCGGGGATGTCCTGCAACAGCTCCGGGAGGAGCGAAGGGTCCGCCGCGGTCAGCTTGGAGATTCCGTCGACCACCTGGGCATAGGAACGGCTTTCGCTGGCCGCCCAGACCACCTCGGCGTTGTCCGGAACCTCGAGGTTGTTCAGGGATGCGACGAGGCGCAGCAGTTGCTCCCACGACTCGCCGAAGCTCTGCCGCTTGCTCTCGAGCTTCCGCTCGAAGGGGCGCTCCATCATCGCAAGCGCGTCAGCGGCGAGGTTCGCGATCGTCCCACTGCTCACGGACGGGAGCGGGATCTGCGCCGTCGTGGCGACGTGCGCGATCATCTCCTCGAGGATCGCATTGTACGGCTCGACGCTGGCCGGCGTGAAGTCCCCCACCTGTACCTCGTCCTTGCTGTCATCGAAGGACAGCATCCGCATCGCCGACATGCGAGCGAGCGTGCCCTCATCAGGGGCGTGCCAGCCGATGACGTACTTCTGCGGGAAGGCGCCGAACCGGGAGACCACTAGGCGGTCGAAGTTGACCGCGTTGATCGCCTTCTGATCGCGGATCAGGGGGCGGACCTCACCGTGAACGAGATCCTCGGCGTCGCGGTCGTTCACCCATCGCACGACCGGGCAGTTGTCAGCGCCGTGGGGCGTCGCGGCGTCCTCGTCATAGGCGATGCGCACGCTTTGGATGCCACGCTCGATGCCGTCGATTCGCATGTTTCGGATGCCCGCGTTGCCGAGGTCCACCGGATAGCGGTGGGTCTCGTCGTAGAGAGCGCCCTTGCGGAGCGCCTTGGGCCCGGAGAAGTCGAGCCAGTGCTCAAGAGCGAAGATCGGCCAGAGATCCATGTGTGGGTCGGCGTAGACGGCGTACATCTGCCGCGGCGACCGGATGCGGATCTCGTCCTTGAGTCCCACGGCGTAGTTCGTGCCGTAGGCGACTGCCGGCCGGTGAACCTCGCCCTGTCGGGCGTCGAGCCGGAACCGCTGCCACAAGGCCCAGACGTCGGTGTTGTCCTGCTCGCCAGGTGCGCGGTAGCCCTCGACCTGGAGGCTCTGGGAGAAGGCGTCGACCACCAGGCGCAGGACGTTCTTCACCGACAGGCGCGCGATGTCCTTCAGCTCGTCGCCGGACCCCTCGGGCACGTCGGGGATGCCGAGACGGCCGGTGAGGTAGTCCCGGACTCGCTCATGCTCGACGAGCTCGATCTGGTGACGCTTCCACAGGTCGCGGACGGTCGCGACAACCTCGTCAGGAGTCAGCACCGGCGGGCTCCCTTCTCAGGCCATCACAACGCGGTTCGTGCGCGGCTTGTCTGCGGTCACCCCAAGGCGGGCGAGTGTGGCGGCGACCAGCGACGAGATGTCCTGGTCCGGTTCGCGGCGATCCCACACCCAGGCCCCGGCCTTCCCTTGCGGGAGCTTCACGGCGCAGGCCAGAGCGGTGTCGAGCTGCTCCTGGCTGGCGTGAGTCATCGTGTCCTCGAGCGCGGCGTTCACGAACCCTTGGCAGGCCCGGGCGTGATCGGGCCCGGAGACCAGCTTCACCTTGACCTTGTTTGCGATCAGGTCGGCGGCCATCGCGGCGGCTGGCGAGTCTGCGGCGATCAGGACCGGGATCTTCCGGCCAGCGCGCTTCGTCACCCACTCGACCACCCGGCTCGTGTCCGCCTGGATGTCCAGGGCGACGAGCTCGACGTGGGTCTTCTCCCCGCGCCATGCGCCGGCCACGGCTGTCGTACCGTCGTACCAGCGATCAATCGCGAGCGAGTCGGGAGCGGTCTCACTGGCGGGGCCGGACGACTTGCGCTCTTTCCACAGGTCGACGGGAACGACGGCGAGCTGGCGGGTGATCTCGTTCCAGATCCCCATGCCTTCGCGCAGGAAGTCTCCAGGCGTCAGCTTGCGTTGCAGTCGGAGGATCGACTCGACCGGCGTGCGCCGCGGGAACGATGGGTTCGCTCGGGCCCACTGCTTCCGGTCGTCATGAGCGGAACCAGGCTCGGCGCCGAACTCGATCCAGGCCCCGTCATGGAGCGTGCCCTCGAGTGCGCTCGTCCGCATCCGCGTAAACGCCTCGGACATGTCCTCGGGCTTCGGGGGTGTCCCGATGTAGAGCGCCAGCCCGAAGCGGGACGTGTTCATGGTGGCGAGCATGTTCGACAGCGCCCGGTCCGAGAGGATCTGCGCCTCGTCGAAGATCAGGACGTCCACGCCGGGGATGCCTCGACCGAAGCCGCGCTCCCGGGCGCCGAACAGGATCCGGGATCCGTTGTGGAAGCGGATCTCCTCGTCACCCGAGCCGGTGAAGACCTGCCGGATGTGGCTCGACACCTTCGAGCGCTTCGCGAAGGACTGCATCGCCAGGAATGTCTCGCCGTGCGTCCTGGCGTGATGCGCGGACCAGATGACCAGGAGGCCGGGCGTGTTCACGCAGAGCGCGAAGACGGTCGCGCCGATCAGGTAGGTCTTGCCGACCTGGCGGGGCAGTGACATGCCCACGCCGTCGATCATCGCGGCGAGCTTGCCGCTCTCGCGCTTGGCGAGGATTAGGCGACCGGCGCCCTCTTGCCAGTCGTCGAACGAGATCCCGAGCTTCTCGATGCAGGTCTTGCGAACGGCCGGCCATCCGGTCGAGGTGATCCCGGTGGGAGCGACCAGATGCTTCGCAACGTCAGAGAGCCGCCTCGTCCCAGGCTTCGTCTTCTGCTGCGTCGGCGGCATCCGCGCCTTCCTCCTTCGCGCGCAGGTCGAGCGACTCGATCTCCTTGGCGATGTCCTGGAGCCGGCGGGTCAGCGCGGCCAGGTCACGCGGCGGGCACTTCGGATCGGAGACGGTCTGCGAGATCCGCTCGCGCATCGCGACCAAGAGCTTCCGATGGTCGCCGGTCGCCGCGGCTTGCGCGACCGAGAGCTTCTCCTCGAGCGCGGCCGGGGTCTCGTCGGGGTCCACCGAGCGGAGGCTCGTGCGGCTCGCGGCCATCAGAGCCCCCTTGGGGTGGAAGTGGAAAACGTCGTAGATAGATCAGCCCTATGCCTAAAGGGGGCTGGTGTCGTGAGAGGGGGTTACCCCCCAGGGGTCCAGCTTCTCACCGTCTCCATCGGCACCACCGGCGCCGTCGTTCGGACTGGCGGACCGTTGCTGCGTCGCCTGTTGCAGCGGCGGTGAGTGAGTCGGCAGTTGGTTCGCTCGAACGGAGAGCCGCCCTTGCTGACCGGGATGATCTCGTCAACCTCTGGCGAGCCAGGGTGGGGAGTCTTCAGGGTCTTGTCGACAGGCTTGCCGCAGAGCCAGCAGTCATCCTCTTCAGCGAGCACTCGACGTCTGACAGCATCGCGCCTTGCCCCGTTAGCCCGTCGCGGGTTGCTCACCGGTGGCCCGATCCCTCAGCGCCTCGAGTAGCGGGTCCATCCTGCGGTACATCGTCGCCTTGCTCGTGTCGACGGTGCAGAGCTGCAACACGCCCCAGAGCTTCACGAGTTCGGCGTGGATCTCCTCGGTGGGAGTGTCCGCGGTGAGGACCATCGCGCCTCCCAAGCCTGAACGGCCCGCCGGTGACGTCGCGCTCGTCCCCGAGCGACGGGCCGCAGGGTTCGACCGCTCACACTCGTAGCATCGCCCCGAACGGCCCAGGGACTTGCCTCGGCTCGGCGCGCTCTGCTGATCGGATCGGCTCGTGGTGGGCGCGGCCAGGAAGACGAATGTCCGTGATTCGGGGATGCAGCCGCCCACGAATCCACCGGACAGGCGCAGCGTAACACCCGTATGACCTATGAGGCGATCATCCGCGCCTGTGTCCGCTGGGCGTGTTCCACGAGGAGATCCTGGATGTCCCCGAGCCTGAACAGGTGCCGGTCCCGGCCGTTGAGGCTGGTCACGTCGCGCACCTCAAGCCGGTCGCGGTCGCGCCACTTGCGGATCCGGTCGACGAGCTTGCTCTCGCTGCCGTCGTAGTCGGTCCAGGCGAGCAGCGCGCCGGCTGCCTCGGTAGCGGTCACGAGGTAGTCCTTGGCCTCTTCGAGCAGGAACTCGCGGCGGGTGGACACGTCCCAGCGCTCACCGCATGCCCGGCAGGGGATCTCGCCGCGGTCAGTCTCGGCGTAGAGCTCCGCGTTGCAGGAGCATTTGCCGGCGTACCAGCGATCCTTCGGCCGGTCGACGGCTCGCCTGAGTCGCCGCTCGAGGTACAGGAACTCATCGAGCATGACAGGCGCCCATTCGCGGCCTTCGATCCAGCGGTGCTGCTTGTCGAGGTAGAGGCACATCGCCTCGATCGTGTTCGCCTTAGGCCAGCGCCGGAGCTTGATCGCGTGGCAGGAGCGGTGCAGACAGTCGGTGCAGGTCGGGCCTGTGATCTGGGCCTGCTCCTCCATGATGGTGCGGCACCATCCGACGACGGTGTTCCATGCGTCCCACCGGAGCTGGGTGAGCGGCGCGAGGTCGGCGCCTCGTGGGCGGCCGGACTTGTCCTCGGCGCTCGGTGGGCCCGCGGACACGAACCGCATGTCGACGGGGAGCG